TATACAGAAGTAGATGATTTAGAAGATTTAAAACATGAAGTAATTTGTTTTCTTTTAGAAAAACTAGATTATTTTAAACCAGAAAAAGGAACCAAAGCATTTAGTTATTTTTCAATTGTAGGTAAAAATTATCTTATTTTATATAATAATAACAATTATAAAAAGAAAAAAGCCAAAGTTGATGTTTTAAAAGCAGATGAAGATGAAGGGGTTTTACACCAATTAGGTAGAGATGGACGTAAACAAGATATAAAAGATTTTATAGATTATTTTACAGAATATATAGATAAACACATGTTTACTATGTTTAAAAAAGATAAAGATAGAAAAGTAGCTGATGCTATTAATATACTCTTTAAACGTAGAGAAAATTTAGAAATTTTTAATAAAAAAGCACTCTATATTTATATAAGAGAAATAACAGATGTAGAAACTCCTACAATTACTAAAGTGACAAAAATACTTAAAAAACAATATAAGAAATTATATATGGAGTATGCCGAAACAGGTTATGTAAGAGTCTAAAAATTCCATATTTATAACAAAACAATATGGATTCATTAAACCAAATATTATTTGATGATAAATCTTTTGGTGATTTATTAAAAGAAATTCACGGTAATCAAAAGAAAAAAGCCAAACAACTTGCATCTTTAATAGCTGAATTACGTCCTTTAGTTCAATCTTTAGGTGACGCTACTGTAGTAGTACCTTTAATCAAAGAATATATGGAAATCAGTGTTAAAAACGATGATCAACTAATTAAAATGGCAGCTATTGTACAACGTTTATCAACAGGAACAGCTTTAAGTGGAGATGGTGGTTTATTAACAGCTGATGAAATGGACCAATTAATGGATGTGGCTGAAGAAATAGCCAAAACAGTTGAAAAACCTAAACAAATAGAAGCTCCCGAAGAAGATGGCAACAGTAACTAATAATCAAAGATCAGGAAATCAAAATTATAGTGGAACTGCTCGTAATCTAGTTCCAGGTAAAGTAAAAAGAATAATACTGGATGGGTCTACACAAGAAGCAGCAGAATGGGGAGGTTATGATGCAGTAGGATTAATTTATTTTACTAAAATAAAACAAAAAAATGCATCAAAAGAAAAAACTACTAATAATGAAAAAGTAACAGTACCTTATTGGGACGGTGTAGCTAAACCATTATTTCCTCATTTAAAATATTATCCCTTAATAAACGAAATAGTTCCTATTATAACTCTTACTGGTAAGGATTATCTTGAAAGTCCCTCTTCGGATTCTGCAGAAATGCACTATTATTTTCCTCCTATAAATTTATGGAACCATCCCCATCATAATACTTTACCTGCTTTAGAAAATTATAATGAAGAAAATAAATTAGGAGAAATAAGAAAAAATGAAAATTATGCTCAAGCAGGTTTATTAAGAAGAACAACAGACGGCGATTTAGATTATGAGGTTGCTTTGGGGGAATATTTTAATGAAAGATTAAACATAAAACCTTTAAGACCCTATGAGGGGGATCATATAGTAGAAGGTAGATTTGGCAATTCACTTAGATTTGGTGCAACAGCTAGAGATAAATCAATCCCTATCTCTCAATCAAATAATTGGTCTACGGGAGCTAAAGGTAATATAGGTGATCCTATTACTATTCTTAGAAATGGTCAAGCAGAGGGGTTAGATGAAATGGGTTGGGTACCCACAGTTGAAGATATTAATTTAGATGCTTCATCTATTTATTTAACTTCAAACCAAAAAATAGACAATTTAATAATAGCAGCCCCCGATTGTTGGTATTCTTTTGGTTTAAACGCTGATATACCTCAAGACCCTAATCAGGAAGCAAAAAAGTTTTTAGATTCCCCAGTAGATTTTATACAATCAGACGATGAAGAACCACCTACAGAATTGACTACTGAAGAAACAACAGATAGTACTATTGATGAAACAGAAACACAACCAGAATCTATAACTGAAAAAGAAGCAGGATTAAATGAAGAAAACACAGAAGAATCACAACAATATCAAAAAGATAATGAATCAGAAGAAGCAGAATATATAGACCCTAATTTACCTTCATCATATAGATTAGCATCTACATCCCCTCTATATAGAAGTGGAACTGAGGGTATGATTAATTGTGGTAATTGTAGTTTTCATCAAGCTAATCAATGTAGTAAATGGAGTGCTACAGTAAAAGCAATTTCTGATACTCCTTTTGTATGTAGTAGTTGGAAGCAAATAGACACTGTATCATCATCTAGATATAAATTATTATCTGCAGCTTATATTCATGAAGATTTCGGATTATATGGGTCATATGAATCAAGATTTGGAAGTAGTAATAATAAGGCAATTTATTTATTTAAAGCAGATTCAGATAATTCTATCCCTCAAGTACCTAATCCTGATGTTAATAAACGTTATACATATAGTGGAAATTGGGTAACTGTACCAGGTTTTGGAGCAACTTCAAGTGATTATAGTTCAGCTGCCCAACAAGTACTTAAACAATTAAATGATAAAAATCCAGGAAAATGGAGTTTAATATAAAATTATAATGGCAAGACTACCAGGAGAAATAGAAAATATAAAAAACATCACAGATGAATTTAGTAGAATTCAAGATAGTGGTACTAATCCTATATTAACACCCATTTATCCTAATGATTATCAGGGTAAACAAGTAATAATAAACGCAGACAGATTAATTTTTAATGCTAGATTACAATTTAGTGGACAAGAAGCACAAGGATCAGCTCAAACTTATGAAGGAGGAGACATACATATGTTTTCACATAATTTTCTTTCTTTAAGTACAAATGGTAGTATTCATTTAAACACACTATATCCAGAGGGGGGAGAATTAGCTGACGATACCAAAAATACCAAAAATTATATAATGATAAATGCTCCTAATATTTTTATAGGTATGGACACAGCTGAAGGTAGACCAAAAAACTACCCAACAGAACCAGCGGTATTAGGTTTAAAAAACCAAGCATTAATGGATAAATTATTAAATTTACTTTTAGATTTATTACAAAAATTAAGTACATCTAACGTTCATGTAGGAGATAGAGGAGGAACTACTACTCCCATAGGTACTACATTTAATTCTATGAGTGAAGATTGGGATGGTGAAGGAGAACCTCTTCCTAATAGTATAGGTGAATTAAGAGCTATGTTAAGAGAAATTAAAAGTAATCACGTATTTATAAAAAAATAAAATGAGCAATCTTTTTAAAGGACAATCAGAAATAACAAACCAAATTAAGGATAAAATGAATGTGGTAATGAATAATATGCCAGGAGGTCAAATTCCTGAAAATATATCATTAGCCAAATTGAAAGGAATAGCACCTAATGTTAACACTATTAAAAACGCATTATCACCAGATACGGGGGTTCCTGAAACATACCTAACAGAATTTGACCCCTTAAATGATTTAGTTAAAAATATACCCATTCCTACCCCCTCTTTAAAAACAATAGATTTTACCCCATCAGAACCTAAAGTAGAAGAAGAAATAGACGAAGCAAAATTATTAGAAGAAGGAGTATCTGAAAAGAAAATAGCAGAATTAAAAAGAAAAAGAGAAGCTAGACAAAAAGCAAATGAGGTAAAATCAGAAATTTCAAATAAACTACAGTCTTCGGTAACTAATAGGGTAAATAATATTATAGGAGGAGTCCAAAATTTAGCCCAAAGCACTGTTAGTGGAGCAGTAACACAAGCTATAGGGGGGATTAATAGTCCTATTATACAAAAAATAGCAGCATATAAATATTTTAAAGCTCAATTAGGAACCGTTGATGAAAGAATGGCGGGTATACAAGAACAAATAGATAAAATAAAAGAAGAAGCTAAAGAAGTATTAAAAAAACAAACAGAATCTATTGCAAAAAAAGGTGAAATAGAGGCTGAAGAACAAAAACAAGAATCAGAAGCCTCGTCTAAAGAATCAAGAGCAGACACAATGGTACCAACATCACCTGGTCACCCAGGTCCTGGTAATAAAGCAGATAGTAAAACAACAAGAAAAGCTTTAGATTTAAGACAAAAAGTAGAAGGATTTAAAGCAGTAGCAGAACAAACAGCACAAAATATAGGAAAGCTACTAACAGATGTGCTAGGTAGTCTTGGAAGTTTACTTTCAATTATTTTAAAAGTAGTAGGAGCTTTATTATCAGTTATTGCTTTTATTATGTTTTTAAAACAATTATTAGAATTATTAATGTTATTATTATTTAAAAAAAGTAATAATATAAATAATGAAAATTCCTCAGCTAATTCACCTGAAAACTTTTTAAATGAAATAGGATATCCAGGATTAACAAATGAAGATTTTTCAACATTATCAACACCTTTATCACCTACTTCCTTTGACACAACAAATACAAATTTTATAGAAGTAGACTTATTTAACCCTATAATGTTTGGATCTTATCAAATAGGAGATCCTTTAGCTCCTGGAGATTTAGATCCAACATCAGGAAAAGATTTTAATAACCACCCTTTATTAGGAAATTTAGAAGGTATACACCCTCAACTTACAAACCAATTATATAATAATGGAACTTTACCTTTATTAGGAGACGAACCATTAGATGTAAATCAATACTCAGAAGATTTAGATAAATTATATGATGACTTACTAAATGAGTTTGTAGAAACACAACAAATTGAATATATTGAAAAATTATATAATTTAGATTTTGAAATGATAGGATATAAGCGTTATAAAGCTTAACCTATTTATATTTATTAACAAAGACAATTAAACATGAAAGCAAAAACTTTTGAAAATCTAATTAGAAAAGTAGTTAGAGAAGAAATTGATTATTCGTTACGTAGAGAAATTAAATCACTTAAGGAAGATTTACGTGATGAATTAAAACCAACAATAGTAGAACACACTGAAAAAAGAGTTGAAATGCCAGAAGCTACAAAAAATTCTTTAAGAGATAAAATTATGGGTACACAACCTATAAAACAACATAAACCTCAAAATTATACATCTAATAGTGCATTAAATGATTTACTAAACGAAACAGCAGCAGGAGATACAAATACTCAAACAGCCCAATCACCTGTAAGTTTAACTAATCCTTTTGCAACAGGAGGATCTTTACCTCTAGATGCAGCAGGTATGCCAGAACCCGTAGCAAAAGCAGTAACAAGAGATTATAGTGATTTAATGGGGGCAATATTAAAGAAAAAAGGAAAATAATAAATGGCAAACGTAAGAGAATACATACAAATTAACCCAACAGAAAAAAGAAATAAAGCCTTAGGTGTTATATTTCCTTTTGATGGTGAGGCTGTTTTTAATTCTTCTTATACAACGGCAGAACAAGTAAAAAGTAATTTACTAAATGTATTACTTACAGAACCAGGAGAAAGAGTATTTAAACCTAATTTTGGAGTAGGATTAAGAAATTATTTATTTGAAAATTCAAATGATTTATCTAATTTAGAAGAAAGAATTAATAACCAAATAAATCAAAATATAGCTGGTATAGAATTAATAAATGTAAATCTTATTAAAGAACCAGACAGTCATGAAATAAAAATAGCAATATCTTATAGAGTATTAGCTAACCAAGAATCAGACACTATTCAAATCAATTTTTCACAAGACAGTAGTATTAATAATTCAGGAGCATCTTCCCCTAATACAGGAATGTCTTCGGGAGGGGGAGCATCTTCAGGAGGAGCATCTTCAGGAGGAGGATATTAAAATAAAATAATATGGCTTATAATAAAATATCAAATAAATCACCTATAAAGGATATTAAATATTTAAATAAAGATTTTAATTCTTTTAGATCTGATCTTATAGAATTTACAAAAACTTACTATCCAAATACTTTTAATGATTTTACAGAAGGATCTCCAGGATTAATGTTTATGGAAATGGCGGCTTATGTAGGGGATGTTTTATCATATTATACTGATACTCAATTACAAGAAATATTTTTGGACACAGCTCAAGAAAGAATAAATTTATTTCATTTAGCATACACACTAGGATATAAACCTAAAGTAACATCAGTTGCTACAACAAATTTAGATATATTTCAATTAGTACCAGCTTCAACAACAGAAGATTATGCCCCTGATTTTAATTATGCTTTAACTATAAATCAACCCTCATCTTTTACATCAACTAATAATATTAATTTTTTACTTCAAAATCCAGTAGTTTTTGATTTTTCATCTTCTTTTGATCCAACAGAAATTTCAGTGTATTCAGTAGATTCATTTAATAATCCAGAATATTATTTATTAAAAAAATCAACACCCGTAATATCAGCTGAAAGAGTTAGTAAAGATTTTCAAATAGGAAATATTGAAAGATTTTTAATATTAGATTTAATAGATGAAGAAATAATAAATATAGAATCTATCGTAGATTCGGATGGAAATGAATACACAGAAGTTCCTTATTTAGCTCAAGACACTATATTTGAAAACATATCTAATGTTCAAGGAAATACAACATCTTTATATGAAAATTACACAGAAACTCCCTATCTTTTAAAATTAAAAAGAGTACCTAGAAGATTTGTTTCTAGATTCACAGCAAATAATATATTAGAACTTCAATTTGGAGCAGGAGATTCAAATAAATCTGATGAAGAAATACTTCCTGTACCTGATAATATTGGTTTAGGAGGTAGAGATGGAAGAAGTAAATTAGATCAATCTATTGATCCTTCTAATTTTTTACATTCTCAAACGTATGGAAAAGCCCCATCAAATACAACATTAACTGTTACTTATTTAAGAGGAGGAGGAATTAGGTCAAATGTACCCCAAAATACAATAAATAAAATAAATTCTATAACAACTAATATAAAACCTAATTTAAGTGGTCCTATTGTATCTTTTTGTAGAGAATCAATAGCATGTTCTAACCCCATAGCAGCAACAGGAGGAGGGGGAGCAGATACAATAGAAGAAATAAAACAAAAAACAGCAGCAAATTTTGCTACACAACAAAGAGTAATAACAAAAGAAGACTATTTAATTAGAACTTTATCTATGCCCTCTATTTATGGTAGTATAGCTAAAGCATATATAGTAAAATCTACAGAAATAGAAAAAGAAAACCTAAATGTAGAATCTTCTCAAATTTCATCAAATTTATATTTATTAGGTTATAATAATAATAAAAAACTTACAACATGTAATAATGCTACTAAAACAAACTTAGCAACATATTTAAATTATTACAAACCACTAACAGATTCTATTAATTTAATGGATGCTTTTATAATTAATTTCGGTATTGATTTTGAAATTTCTACTTTTAGAAATAATAATAATCAACAAGTATTATTAGATTGTATCACTGATTTAAAAGACTATTTTAACATAGAAAAATGGCAAATAAATCAACCTATAATAGAATCTGAAGTTTACAATTTAATAGGTAATGTAAAGGGAGTACAATCTGTTATAAATGTTACCTTTAAAAATATAGCAGGTGCAGAATTAGGATATTCTCAATTTAAATATGATTTTGAAACAGCAACTAAAGATGGTATAATATACCCATCATTAGACCCAAGTTTATTTGAAGTAAAATACCCAGACACAGATATTAAAGGTAAAATAAAACAATACTAAAATGGCATATTATTCTATATTTCCTGAAAAAGATACAACAATATATAGTCATCCAGATCGTATTAATATGAATACGGGTAAAGATGAAATATTAGAATTAGTTGAAGAAAAAGCAACAACGGGTGAAATTTATTATTCTTCAAGAATTTTAATTAAATTTAAAAATACAGACATACGAGATATAATCCAAAATAAACTAACAGGTGTTGCTAAAGAAGTAACAACCAATACGTGTGAAATATCTTTAGATTTATTTGCGGGTGAAAATAAAAGATTAACATCTGATCATACTATAATAGCATTTCCCTTAAGTCAATCTTTTGACGAAGGAACACAAAGATATGAAGTTAATCCTCCCACTACAACCACAGGAAGTAACCAAGCAGCAAATGGAGCTACTTGGGTTCATAGAACTAATGCTACATCTTCTACATGGCCTACTACAAATATTACTTTTGGAATGGGGGCTTCTGGGTCTTATTCATTACAAGCAGGAGGAGGAGTTTGGTATACAGGTAGTGCCTTTAAATCTGAAACCACTTTTTTAGCTGAAGATGATCTAGATTTATCTTTAGATGTAACTTCAGTTATTCAAAAATTCTCATCAAGTTATTATCAAGATGCAGCCTATCCAACAGGAATTCCTAATGAAGGATTTATTGTTAAAAAATTAAGATCAGTAGAGGAAGATGGTTTTGGTTTTGGTCAATTACAATACTTTTCATCAGACACACATACAATTTATCCTCCTAAATTAACTTTTAAGTGGGACGATTCAATATACAACCCAACAGTTGGAGCTACAACATTACAAACTGGAGATATATTTTTATCACTTTATAATAGTAAACAAGAATATCAAAGAAAATCAAAACAACGTTTTAGATTAACTACAAGAAAAAGATACCCAGATAGAACATTTGTAACAAGTTCAAATTATTTAGACATACAATATTTACCAGCTACAAGTTATTATAGCGTGCGCGATGCAGAAACAAATGAAGTAATAATTCCTTTTAATACTAATTATACCAAATTAAGTGCAGATAGTGAGGGTATGTACTTTGATTTACATATGGAAGGATTACAACCAGAACGCTATTATAAATTAATGTTTAGATCAGATAATACTGAAGGTATTCAAATTTTTGATGAAGATTATTCTTTTAAAGTAATAAGATAATGAAACTAAATAAAAAAATATATACTACTCAAGAATCTGATAAATTAATAGATAGATCTTTTAAAGAATTAGGAAAAAAAGTAGAAGGAACTTCAATAGTCAATTTTTTTGAAATATATGATAGTTTATTTTTAGAAATACCTAAATCAGGAATAAATTCTCATGCAACCTTATCTAGCAGAAGTGAAGAATATATAGGCGGACAACAAACAAACGCACAATTAGATAGAGCTAATAAAACAATTAAGGATTTAAGAGATAAAATTTCAAGATTAGAATCAGAAAATGAAATATTAAAATCAGAAAACGTAGAAAAAGATAGAAGATTAAATTCTCTATAAAGATAAAAATATGGCTAATATTGTTTCACAAAATACATCTCCTACACTAAATTTAAAAAACATTGAAGATTTAGGCTCTACATTAGTAGACAGAAATTTTGGTAGACCTGAAGATTATATTAATATTCATATATATGATCTCAATAATAATCTTTTAGATACCGTTGAAAATTTTAAGGGATATAAATCAGAACAAAATACGGAGGGTTTAATACAAGATCTAAACTTAGATCCTTTAGGAATATTAAATGAATTAGGATATACAACAGGTACTTATAATTTAAAAGTAAATATACAAAAAAGAAAAATATTTAATACTACTGCTCCTGCTTTTAAAATAAAAGAAATATCTTCTACAAGAACAGAAGTAAAA